ACTCGCCAAAGAGTTAGAGCCTGGCTTGAACGCTCTCTTTGGTATGGAGTATAATAGGTATGAAGGTCAACATGCAGAAATCTTCGACACAGAGTCATCTGACCGAGCGTTTGAAGAAGAAGTGATGTTGAGTGGCTTCGGTGCAGCACCCACTAAGCAAGAGGGTTCTGGTGTCACATTTGATGATGCAAATGAAGCTTACACTTCAAGATATAACCATGAAACTGTCGCAATGGCGTTCTCAATAACAGAAGAAGCTGTAGAAGATAATCTCTACGACAAGCTTTCTGCTCGTTATACAAGAGCACTTGCCAGATCTATGGCACACACAAAGCAAGTAAAAGCTGCGAACATTTTAAATAATGCGTTTACAGCTGGTGCGAGTGCTGGTGGTGATGGTAAAGCATTGTTAGCAACAGATCATCCATTAACAAATGGTGGAACTTTCGCTAACGAGCCAACTGTAGCAGCTGATCTTAATGAGACATCTTTAGAAGATGCTTTAATTAAGATTGCAGGTTTTGTGGATGAAAGAGGATTAATAATCGCTCTAAGAGGCATGAAGTTAATTGTTCCAAGACAATTACAATTTGTCGCAGAGAGAATATTAAACTCTAATCTAAGAGTTGGAACAGCAGATAATGATGCTAATGCCATGAGACAAATGGGAATGTTGCCTCAAGGATATATCATCAATGATTATTTGACTGATACTGACGCTTTTTTCATCAAAACAGATGCACCAAATGGTCTAAAGCATTTCGAAAGAATGCCTATGGCAACAGCTATGGATCCAGATTTTGACACAGGAAACATGAGATATAAAGCAAGAGAGAGATATTCTTTCGGCTTCTCAGATCCTCGTTCACTATTTGGTTCACCAGGAGCTTAACAAAAAAAACAACTTTTTTAGGGCGACTCATTGCAGTCGCCCTTTTTTTATGTATAATAAAATTACCTTGACGAAGAATTAACTTCGACAACAGCCAAGACAAGGAGATATACATGGCTAATACAACATTCTCAGGTCCTATTAGATCTGAAAGCACACTTAAAACAATCAGTAAAGATGCAACTAGTGGAACCATTACAGAGGTAACAACTCTTGGTGGAGCACCAGTTAGTTTATCTGATGGAGATCAAACTTTAGATAACGCTACTCATAGTGGTAGAATTCTACTTGTACCAGATGGAACACAAGATAATACATACACATTACCAGCACCAATAGCTGGATCTGTGTTTAGATTTGTTTACGCTGGTGGAGCCGCTGATGCAACAGATGCTCTTATAATCACACCTGGTAACACAAACTTTTATATTGGTGGGATCACTCATTTAGACACAAATGCAGATAATGTGACTGTATTTTCAAATGGTAGTTCAAACAGTAGTGTTCAGTTAAATGTACCACAAGCATTTGATATTACGATTGTAGGAAAAGACACAACAAATTATCAAATTTTTGGTACTGTTACATCGACTACAGTTCCAGCTTTTGCCGACCAATAATAGGAGATCCTAATGGCTGATGCAGTAACATCACAAACCATAATAGATGGTGTGAAAACTGTCGTACAAAAATTTACCAATATATCCGATGGAAGTGGTGAATCAGCAGTTGCAAAAGTAGATGTAAGTGCTCTTGCCGCAGGTCCAGATGGACAAACTTGTACTGGCGTATCGATTGAAAAGATTTGGTGGCAGTGCATAGGTATGAAAACCAGACTGTTTTTTGATGCCACATCTGATGCTTTTATAATCGAATTAGGTGAAAATCAAAGTGGTTATCATGATTATAGTGGCTTTGGTGGTGTAACTAATAATGCTGGTAGTGGTAAAACTGGTGACATAGTTTTTACAACTGTTGGTCATAGTTCTGGAGATACATATACTGTAACTCTTCAGATGAGAAAGAATTATGACTAGAAAGGCAGATAAACAACCGCCTAAAACTAAAAAGTATTTCCGCTCCACTAAATCTGGAGCGGGAATGACAAAGGCAGGAGTTGCTAAATATCGTAGAGACAACCCTGGTAGTAAATTAAAAACAGCTGTTACGGGCAAAGTAAAACCCGGAAGTAAAGCTGCAAAAAGACGCAAATCATTTTGTGCAAGATCAGCAGGGCAAATGAAAAAATTTCCTAAAGCTGCAAAGAATCCTAACAGTAGATTAAGACAAGCTAGAAGAAGGTGGAAGTGCTAATGCCAAGAGGAAGACCAAAAAAATTAACCGCTGAACAAGTCATGGCTGAATTAGCAAGACATGAAAAAGAATGTGGTTTTAGATATACAAGATTAGAAGAAAAATTAGAAGACAACAAAGCTAGTCTTAAAAGTCTTGATGTAAGACTTTGGGGATTAGGTGCGTTAATAATAGGTGCTGCGATAGCAGAAAACTTTATACCATGACAATATCTCGTGGTAGCATGAGTAGGCAAATTACGAAGGCACCGGGTAAAAGGAAGTGGAGCGATGCTAGGAAGAGGAAAATCAATTGCAGAAGACCTAAAGGATTTTCTGAAAAAGCACATTGTGCCTCTAAAAAAAGGAGAAGTGGTAAGAGGTGAACCAATAAAAGACTGTCCAAAATGTATGAAGAGAGTTTATTGGTGCACATGTTGGAAAGTAATGAAAGGAAAGTATTATGCCTAAAGACGCATGTTATCATAAAGTTAAAGCACGATATAAGGTTTTTCCATCAGCGTATGCCTCGGGAGCCATTGCAAAATGTCGAAAAGTTGGTGCGGCTAATTATGGTAAAAGCAAGAAGAAAAAAGATGGCGGTCTTATGGAAGCCATTAAAAATGTTAAAGATAAACAAGCAGTTATTAAAGCATCAAATGGTAAAGCTTTTAGGAAAAGAAAAACAAACAATCCTAAAATTGCTAGAGGCTGTGGTGCTATAATGGCAAGTAAAAGAAAAGTTACAAAGCGTGCATAATGGCAGTAAGAAAGACTAAATCAGGACTAGCTTTAAAAAGATGGTTCAAGGAGGGTTGGAAAGATGTCAAAACAGGCAAGCCTTGTGGTCGTCAAAAGGGTGAGAAAAGGGGTACGCCTTATTGCCGTCCTACTAAAAGGGTATCGAAGAAAACTCCGAAAACTGCTTCGGAGATGACTTCTACTGAAAAACGTAGTAGGATAAGACAAAAGAATCGGTTGGGACAGCCAGCTGGTAAACCGAGAAGAGTAGCGTCACTAAAAAGGAAAAGGAAAAAATCATGAAAAAAGTCACTAGATTAAGACAGCCAGAGGGCGGTGTGGATATTTTCAAAAAGAAACCTATACCAAAGAAACCTAGACAGCCAGAAGGTTCTGGAATGGTTAAAAAGAAAAAGTTAGTTCAGAGACAGCCAGAAGGTTCTGGAGCACCTAAGAAGAAAAAGTTAATTCAAAGACAGCCAGAAGGTTCTGGAGTGGTTAAAAAGAAAAAGTTAGTTCAGAGACAGCCAGAAGGTTCTGGAGCACCTAAGAAGAAAAAGCTGGTTCAAAGACAGCCAGAGGGTTCTGGAGCACCTAAGAAAATAACTGGAAGAGGTGAGTTTGCTGATACGAATAGATCTAAAAAAACAAATGTAGTAAAAACAAGTGGAACTTATAAAATAAAATCTGGAGACACGCTATCTGCTATAGCTAGAAACAAAGGAACAACTGTATCCACATTAAAAAAATTAAATAACATAAAAGATGCTAACAAAATTTTTGCTGGTAGATCTTTAAAACTTCCTAGTTCTAACGGAACTAAGAAGAATATGGTAAAACTAGTAAAAACTGCGGTCAAAAAAGGTAGAGCTATGAGGGCAACAACATAAATGGCAACTTCAAACTCAAGAGATTTTGACCTAGATGTAGGTGAGATAATAGAAGAAGCTTATGAGCGTTGTGGCTTAGAGATGAGAACTGGCTACGATGCGAAAACAGCTAGACGTTCTATGAACCTCATGTTTGCTGACTGGGCAAATCGTGGACTAAATTTGTGGACTGTAACGCAAGATACTAAAGCTGTTACTTCTGGCACGGCAACTTACACCTTTGATGCTACTCATGTGGACTTGCTAGAAGTTGTTCTTAGAAACAGTAGTAACACTGACTTTACCTTAACTCAAATGAGTAGAGGTGAGTATCTTACAATCCCAAATAAAACCGCTACAGGTCAACCTAGTCAATATTTCTTTGATAGACAAGTAACACCCACGATAACTTTGTGGTCTACTCCAGATGCTTCTTACACTCTTGTTTACTATTATGTAAGACGTATTCAAGATGCAGATGCTTTGATAAATACAACAGACGCACCTTTTAGATTTTTACCATGTGCTGTTGCAGGACTTGCTTACTATTTAGCAATGAAACGAGCACCAGAGAGAGTTCAATTATTAAAAGCTGTGTACGAAGAAGAGTTTCAAAGAGCAGCGGCTGAAGATGCTAATAGCACTCCTTTGAAGTTAACTCCAAGAATGGATTACTTGAGGTATTAAATGGCTAGGTATGCAAGTGGTAAAAGATCATGGGGGTATTCAGATCGCTCTGGGTTTCGTTATCGTTTGCGTGATATGATAAAAGAATGGAATGGTTTAAAAGTTGGTAGAGATGAATATGAAGCTAAACATCCACAACTAGAACCAAACTATCCTGGACCAGATCCAACAGCTTTGTTTGAGCCAAGACCAGATAGAAGAACAGAAGTGACCGTAGAGAATCTTCTTGGTCTAAATCCATTTTTATCCACAGCCAGTAGTGCGTCTATCACAGTTATAGAACCATCACATGGCAGATCAACAAGTGATACTGTTAGATTCAGAGATGCAGAGGGTTTTGATGGATTTACAGCAACTGTTTTGAATAATTCATCTGGTTATGCTATAACCAAAGTAGATGATAACACATATACTTTTTCTGCTAGTAGTGGCACAGCGACTACAGGTGGACTAAGAGGTGGTGGTGGTAGAGTTACTGCTGGCCCAGTTACATTGGGGACATAAATGAGTTTTACAAAAGCGACATTAACAACGGCAATACAAGATTATACTGATAATTCAGAAACAACTTTTGTAAACAATATACCTAACTTTATAAAAGCCGCTGAAGAAAAAATATTAAAAAGCGTAGATTTAGATTATTTTAGA